TTCTTCCTACTGCTGTTACCTTTCCTTCCATCACAAATCCTCCGTAGTTACTTCTGTATCAAACTGTATCGTTCCATCCCATTTGTACTCGCCATTCCACTGATTAAGATTCTTGTAGATCATTACATTCCCAGTCATTCCAACCGGAAGCTTTTCTGTTATCTCGCATTTAACTTCTATTAACGGTACAGAATATCCTTCCATCCAGGCATGCTGCATTTCTATATCTAACGCTGGGAATAGAGTTCTTTCCCTCTCACTGCATATTGCGGCTTCGATTACATAGCGAGCCTGCATTGACAGATGGGATGGTTTTATTTTTCGGATATATTCCAGTAAAACATCGACGGAATATATCGGATAATCTGCTCCGATCAATAGGTCGATACCAAACGCATACTTCTCTACCTGCTCCGAGACGCTCGCCGAAAGCCCAAATACGGTCTGTATAATGTTCTCGAGCCTATAAGGCGTAATGGACGATCTGGCCGTCCTATCGCGTCGATTCACGACTGCTTTTCGGCGATCATCAATGTCTTTTGTCCTGTCAATCGGTATTCCATACGTCAGTTCATGGAAGTAAATTCCCCATGCAGCTGTTTCCGGAAATGCCTGCTTCTGCGCTTCGCTAATCCTCCTGCTTGCAGTCTCCAGTTCCAGTCCAATAACCTCGTATATCCATTTTCCGACATAAGATTTATCGTACCAGCCTCTTGTCACATACGTCAGAAGTCTTTGCGCAACCTCGTTCGTCGGAAAGTGTTCAAGATCAATATTATCTATATGCATCTTTATCCCTCCGTAAAATCAAGGTCACTCAGCGTTGTTACCGGATAATAATCTGCCGCAACAGCTATGTTATCTGTGCCTGAATTAATCTTTAAGCCAGAAAAATCAATTACGCCAGCCGTATTTGACAACAATGCCGATACAACTGTATATCTGATTTCTTCATTGTCCTTCGCAGTTCTGTAATAGGTTTTCAACGCCGACAAGAATGCTTCCTTCACATTGTCAACGCTGTAATTGCTCTCAAGTTCAATCACTGCTCTGTACTTCATCGTCATATCCTGTACAGTGGATATAGTTACGGAAGCTCCGATCGGAGCCAGCCTCTTCAATCTGTCCTTCGGAGATACGATATAATTCTCGACAGCTTTCAGAGTTTCTTCGCCAACCGCGCTGCCATCCGGATCCGCAACTACAACTTTTACAGTTCCAGGTCCTTTCCATTCCGGTTCTACGACAGCTGAACCCACACCGGACACTTCCTTCGCCCATCTGACATAGTCTGCATCACAGCCAACAAAGCTCACCTCCGCTGACCGCAGTTTCTCAAGAATTCTCTCCCGGTATGTATCGTCGTCTTCTTCATCTGTACCACCTCTGATAGGGTTCTCATTTGTTACGGAAATGATATTCTCGTTGGGCTGCTTCTGCAATGTCACAGTATTTCTTGTAACATTATAGGTAGCTCCCGTTAAAACAGACGCAACAGGTATGTCAACCGTTCCCTGCTCTGGTATAGTTGCTTCCTCAGTCGTCGCAAATTCAACAGATTCGACATCTGTCGTACCTTCTGTACAAAATACCGTCCCTTCCTCGATAATCGTTCCAGCGGTGCCTACGACGGTCACATGACCGGATGCTCTGCTCGCCTGCTTTCGTGTAACCTTTGCAGATACACCATGTAAATCAAGCCATTGACCCCAAGCCCACATCGGGAACATCAACATCAATGTCCGGGTAAGGTTGTACTGTATTAACCTCGATATTTCAATCGCTGTTGGCATTGTGAAATCATATGGGAAATCTGCCGGCATATCAGAGATATCAACAGGCAGATTGTTCATCATCCTGGATTGGATCGTATCAGGATCACTATTATCTATAAATTCTGGAGTTACAAATTCTTCTGTCAAATTCTCATCTCCTTTTCAATGTTACTTCTAAATCAAATTTCTCCCAGTGTATTGCGTACACTGTAAATTTCACATAAACCACAGATGGTTCCCATGAGAACTCAAAGTCCTCTACGGATTCAGTCCTTGGATTTACCATCAGAGCCTCTTCTATGGTACGTTCAATTGCCAGTTCCACAGCTGTGTCATCTTCTTCCTTCATGGCATCTTCCATCTCTGCACCGATGTCATCGTCGTACCCGAGGCAACTATATCTTTCTGTTGATACGGCCTTCACGCACCATATCTTGTACGCTTCAAGTCCTTCGCTTTTGAGCATACAAAAAGGAGATTTACAAACGAAATCTCCTTTCTCTAAGTCCCACGCCACAGATGGCTTGTACTCTGTATCATATTCTTCATTTTCTTCCTCATATTCCGGTATATCCACCACCGGATATAAGTTGTTTTCTGCCATATGTCCTCCTATACCGGTCTGGGTCTGGTTATAATGTCGATCACAACAGCAGTGTCTTGCACCCACGCAATCAACACTCTGTCTCCGGCCTGCAACTGCCGCATAGATTCCGGAAGATATGCTTTTCCAGAATGTTCATCTGCCCGGACATCGCAAAATGCATCTCCCGTCTTTCCAAGAGTTAATTGCCTACAAACTCTGTAATCATTCTTAGGAATTGGAATCGGAAATGTATTCGAGAGCAGGCTGCCGTCTGCCTGAATCTCTGCAAAATCAAGGCAGAGCGGCTTATCTGCGTGATCCTTCATTCTTGCATCTAATACCGCAGCTAATCGTGCGACACCGTCATTACTGTCATATGCCATATGTCCTCCTAATCAAACGAGCCTTCGTCTACCCAGCCGCATACATGGGTCTCAGCCCAGTTAACATTTTCCAAGCACCATGGATGAGCACTGCCCGGATTACTGTGTGTTATTGTCGCCTTTCCGGCGCTTACCTTATATCCTGACGTTGCATCCGAAGAAACATAATGATAGCCGCCATGGAAGTTGACTGTATCTCCGATGCTGTAATCTCCATCCTTTTTCTTGTTATCCTTTTTCGAGGGCGAAGATTTCAGTTTAGTTTTCTTCAAGGTCATAGTCATTTCCATTTTGTCGCAATCATGTGTAATAGCCGTTACCCAATAATATCCAGATCCGGTAGACATTTTCAAATGAATAACATCTCCCTTTCGGATAATAGGAAGATCAACAGCAACCACTTTGATTTCCTGCTTGGGTTTTCCATCATCCTCAAGAACTTCTTTTGCCTCTTTCTTCGCCTCATCCAAGCTGTCATCCTTGCCTCTGGTAAGGATCTTCTGGCGGATGCCGTACTTTGTTTGACCATCAACCGTAGCTTCTACTGGCCTACGCTTATCATCGTCTGCTTCTCCGAGAATCTTTACTCGTGTAACCATTCCCGAAGTGCTGATCTTATGAGAAACACTTATTAGATTTTCTGTCTCAGCAAAATGATAGATGTTCTTGTTGCTGCCAATCGCCAGAATCTGGGCCTTGCCCTTTACAGAGCGGATTACCGAATAGCCTCCACCCTTTTTCTTTGCTTCGTCCAGAATATCCTTAACCATCGTTCCAAGCTTCTTTTTATCTTCTTTGATAACTCCATGAGTCACATCAGGCCCGGCATATTTGCCAATTGGTATACCCCATTTTTTGAAATAATCCTGTATAACCTGCTTGGTTCTTGCTCCGGAAGAATAATATACACAGTCTTCCGACTCCTGCAAATCATACAGGTTATCATAGGCCTTCAGCTTTAATGGTTGACTGCTTGACTTTGCAGATGGATTCCATTCTACAATCCGGCCACGCATAGCTTCCTGTGCAGTTCCAGTCTTGTACCGATAATACAAGTACAAATAACATCCCGGTTTAGACAAACTGGAAATCCTGCCTTTTGTGGTCTTATCATTCTTTACAGTGCACGACAATCTGGCCGCAAGTTCGTTTTCCAGCTCTTCCCATCCTAAATCTTCGACAAAATTTGTTATGTCATATTTCTTCTTTTTTTCAGTCACGAGGACTAAATAATAAGAATATTTCAGCGGATCAACCATGATTCCTCCTTTACGGTATCGTAAGGATAGTGCCAGGGAATATCCAGTCCCCTTGGTTGCTATCCTTATGCCCGTATTTTTTCGCAGCCTTTTCTATCGCTGTCTTATTTGCATCATAAATCTTTTTCCAATCTGCTCCTGATCCGTAAAATTTCTTTGCGATATTCCACAGGCAGTCACCAGTTTTAATGGTGTATGTCTGTTTTTTCTTATCTGTTGAACTCTTTTTCAGGTTCGTTCGGGCTGTCGTCTTCTTTTTCTTCTTATCAATGCCAAGGTCCTTTGTGGTCTGGATTTTAAGCGGACGATAACGATAAAAGGAAATGCTATAAAAGTAATCTCCTTTCCCGCCAAATTTCTTATATTCAAAGCTATTAATCGTCACATCAACATTGATGCCGCCGCCGGCAGAAATGATAAGGTTCAGAACCGTTCCCTTATCTCGCCAGTTTTCCAGCTTCTTTATAACAGATTTCGGATCCAGCCACTTCGTATGTATGGTGGACATCTTTTTTCTGGCTCTTCCCCAGAGGTATCCATCCCATTCATATGATCTGATATCTGGACCAGCCGGAAATGCAAAGGTTCCTTTTTTTATCAGATCGTACTTCTGGTATTTTGAATTTCCCTTAACAGTAATCTCCTTGTCTGGGAGAGAAGGAAAGCGAAGACAAGATTGCTTATTTGCCGCCTCTTTTAAATATATCTCCATGCCCTCTCCCCTTTCTACGTCGGCATATTTGCGTATGATTCGAGTAATCTTGATGCCAGTTCTCCAGACATCTCATTGATTAATTCTTTAAGCTTCTCTTTGATGGAATTGACCGTGTCATTGCCACCTTCTCCATTAATGTTGAAGACAGGGTTCATATTGACAACAATCTGACCTTTATCGCCATTACTGCCAGAGTTTCCGGAAGGAGACTCCGAGGAGTCTCCTGACAGTGGAACATCTCCAACCATTCCACCTTCTGCATATTCTTTTACGCCCAACGCTCGTCCTGCCTGTAACCACAGATCCATACCCCTGTCACGACGTTTTGAGCCAAGAGGAATAATAGCTTCTGGACCATCTTCACCTACCCAGGATAATAACGGTCCGGTAACGATGCTTCCCTCTGCATTACCTGCAATAGTAGCTGTAACGGATGAACCGCTTCCAGATGTTGTAATTCCGGCAGATGGATTTGTTATATGCCAGTTAAGAGTTACATTAACGGTGCATGATGCAGGAATCGGATTAGAGAAGGTAGACTGTACTTCTCCTGCAACTTCAGAATATACTTCTGCTGCATTATTGGTCTGATCGAGAGTTACATCTGTATGTCCGTCTGCTGGCATAGATTCAGAGAATGTACTTTCAACCTCTGACTGTGCTTGCTCTTTTGCTCCGGACGCATCTGTGGTCGCATCAGTGATATTAACGTTTGCAGTTGTATCTGCCTCAACCGGTTCTGTTTCAGTCTGCGATTCTGTCGCACTCTGAATACCGGAAGTATCAACATTTACTAATTCCTGCGGAATCGTTACCGTTGCCCCAGACGTTACAGTTATGTCATTCGCCGCAAGCGTACCGGATTCCATGCCAAGGGCTGCCTCAATCTGCGCTGTAGCTGATTCTGAATCAACCTCAACGTTTGATAAGTCCACCTTAACTCCTTCGGCAGTAACAGAAAACTCTGCTCCCTCAGTTGTTAACGCAGACATAGCGTCACTTATTGCAGCTTGTGCAGCATCACCATTCACTTCTGCCTTCAAGGTATCCATTGAAATCGTAATCTCATCTCCAGGTTGAATAATGTACGGTTCTTCAATGCCGTTTTCTTCTGCGATCTTATGCCAATCAACACCCAGCGCATTTCCAATATCCCATAGACAATCGCCAGCTTCAATCTTGATTTTTGCGCCTTCTGCCGTAACTTCTTCAGTAGTTGCAAGATCTCCAAGTTTTTCGTTCATAGCCGATACCCAGGAATCTTTATCAATATCCACATCTCCATCGACAGCAGCTCTCAGCCCTTCAAGCGTTATTTCATCTGTCGTCGTTTCTGCTGTAGCCCTGTCAATTGCAGTTCTAAGCTCATCAGGTAACTGTTCTCGTACACTTTCGTACATCGGATTATTCGGATCCGTTAAAACGTTCTTCATTTCTTCGCTTCCAGATTCGAGAATCTGGTTTGCGTAATTCTGCCAAGCCGCATCAACGTCACCTGCCGCCGCACCAACTTCGATTGCTTCCTTGTACCCATCCATAAGGCTTTGTGGCACTGCCTGCCCTGCTTCTCTGTACTGGTCAATCAGGCTTCCCATCTGACTAACATCCGGAGCCATCGACTGATACAATTCGTTTAGCGCTCTCTGATCGGCATTTGCACCAATTCCCAGGAAGCCTTTTCCATTATCCATAGACGTAAACATATTATCAAAGGTGCTTGCAATCGTACCATAAGCTCCGCTCTGTAAGCTGGTTTCCGCACTCTTCAAGGCATTCTGCGCAGTTTCTGTAAGCGTCTGGATGTTTCCAGTAATCTTCTCGCCATATGTATCATTCAGGGTATTACTTCCAAGTTCAAGGCTCTTGGCTAATTCGGAGCCTTGCTGTCCTCTTACATACCACCCAGTCTGTTCTTTATAGCTCTCATACTGTTCAGGAGTAATTCTTCCATAGTCCTTCATTGCCTCCAATTCCGAATACCACTGAGTCGTATCTGCTTTAATGCTTTCCATTGCAGTCTCGCGCTGGCCTCGCATTTCATCCATCAAGTCTGTAAACGAACCGCTTTCCAGGTCAGCAGCGCTCATATGTCCGTATTCCTGTTTAATCCAGTCCCACTGCGCTTGTGCTTCGGCTTCTTTCCAGCGGGCAGTAATGTTATTCATCTTCTCCTGCAATGCACTAATAGCTTCTTCTTCATTCACATCAATGATGCCGTCTTTCAGGGCTTCTGAGACCTTTTGTGACAACTGACTGGATAAATCGGATAGCTCTAAATTGTCCGCTCTAGCCCATTCCTTGATGTTCTGGGCTAATGTCTGGCCGTCTTCTGTCCCTCCGAGATATGTTTGGACATGAATGTGAGCCGCAAATGTACGACTCTCCAACTCAGATATCTTGCTTTCGACAAAAGTATTAATATTATCCGTATATTCCTGCTGTTCATCAGCTGTCAAAGTGATTCCAACTCTGCTCTTGAACTCAAGGACATCATTTGATTCTAAAGCTTTCTGTGCTTCAGCTCTCAGATTGTCGGCATTCTGTACTTCATTCAATGCCAGTTCAACATTGGTAAGGTACTTCTGATTCAGTATTCCTGCCGCTGCATCTTTGACTTCATCTGCAGATAATTTAATCTTTCCGAAATGATCTTCAAGACTATTTTCCAGCTGTGTCTCATTGTACTTGTCGATCGCAAGCTTAATACCGATGATTGCCGCTGTAATTCCCGCTGCCGCAAGTCCAACTTTCGCTCCTACAGGAATCATGGAACTCAGATTGCCTGCAAAGTCCATCACATCGTTTGCATTTCCAGCTGCCTCTGTGATGTTGCCAATAGCATCTCCGATAGGAGACAAGGTTTCCACTATGCTTTTCCCTTTTTGAGCAACCGTAGCTGCTCCTTTTGCAAGAATCCCTGCACTTAACCAAGATGTTAATCCCGCTTTTTCACCGCCAGGAA